AACTGGCGTGAGCATATGCGTGATTGGATTACTGCGCTGTGTGAGGGTGATGAGTATTCTCGCTTCGCTCCACCTAACAAGCGTTTGTTACCGCTAGGTGTTGTCATGCCGTCGCACTTCTCTGAGGCTACTGGCGAGTTGATTGTCGCATGCGATACGTCAGGTTCTATGGGTTGTATCTATCCTACTGTGTTCGGTGAGATTGCTCGCATCGTAGAGAACGTCAGACCCGATAGCGTACGTATGTTGTGGTGGGACTGCGAGGTGTGTGGTGATCAGTTGTTCAAGCCACACGAGTATGCCAACATCGCATCGTTACTCAAGCCAGCAGGGGGTGGTGGTACTAGCCCTGAGTGCGTTGTGCAATACATTCGTGAGAAGAAGTATCAACCCAAAGGTGTGGTATGGTTAAGTGATGGATACTTAGACGGAAGTGATGGTAAACTAGACGTACCTGCTTTATGGGGGATTGTGGATAACGACCACTTCCAGCCTCCACAAGGTAAGGTCGTTCGTATCTACTCTTCTTAGGAGAATCTATGCCAGCTAAGTCACACGGCATGACAGCAGGAAAGCACAACGCTAGACACTACCCCAGTATCTACGGCGTGTGGAAAAATATGAAGCAAAGATGTACCAATCCAAACAACCCACGCTATGCAGACTACGGGGGCAGGGGTATTACTGTTTGTAAGCGGTGGCTTTCTTTTGAAAACTTTTACGCTGATGTGGGTGACAGACCGAAAGGCATGTCACTTGATAGGCGTAATAACGATAGGGGGTATAGCCCAAGCAACTGCCAATGGGCATCAACAAGTGCGCAAAACATTAATAGTAGGAGAGCCAAGCCAACACGCATAGGTAACGAAACAATGTGCATAAGCGATTGGTGTCGAAAGACAGGCATAACCTATGGCTTATATAAAGCAAGAGTTCGCAAAGGGTGGAGTCTAGAGAAAGCGTTGACAACACCCCCACGTAAACAAGTAAACAACTAAACCAAACTAAGGAGTAGTATAACTATGAATAACATTCATGAAAAAGCATTAACCAACGCAGTTAAATTGTTAAACGCTATCGGTGCTAAGTACGCCATCATTGACGTTGATCTTAAGAAGTATGGTGAGTTAGAAGTTATTACCAAATCCAAACGCAGACCAGCGAAGTATCCATACGGCGTCATTCGTAAGCACATCAAGCCTTACCTTGATCACATTGCAGTTAATCAGACGGCACGCATCCCAGTTTCACCATACGACGCACAAACTGTATACGGTTCGGCATCGTCAACTGCTACTGTGCTATGGGGTAAGCAATGCCACAAGGTAGGTATGTCAGATGATAAGAGGTTTGTGATCATCACACGCACCGAGAAGATGGACGACCTTGACGATTTGTTTTCTAAACTAGGTATCAACTAAGGGGGATGTATGACTAGATATAACATCGACACATGCGCATTACTGGTAGAACTCAACGTATCACAATGGACAGCACGCAAGTTAGACCGCTCAACCACAGACGAGTTGGTAAGTAACAAGCATGCGCAAGCTAAGGGTGCGGCTCGGGTTAACAAGCACCTGTTAGCTGGACGTACTGAGTTAGAAGTTGTCAACAAGCACGTAGGGGAAACTCGTCAATACGTGCTTGACAACACGTTGCCTTGGAGTGATTCGGGTATTCGCTTATTGCCTAGCACTAAGTTCATGGAATTTAATGGCAAGCTACAACAGGCAGAGGATAAGTTCTACGGATTGGTTGCGGAGTTTGTATTGATCTACCCATCGCTGATTACTGCACAAGCTATGGCATTGGGTGATATGTTTAACCGAGACGACTACCCACAACCTGACGACATCTCGCATCGCTTCAGGTTCAATGCCAACTACATGCCTGTGCCTGCATCAGGTGACTTTAGGGTAGACATCGGTAATGATGCGCAAATCGAACTCAAGACCAAGTTATCTGCTTTAGCTGACCAACGAGTAGAGAACGCTATGGATTCCTTTAAGCGTCGTATGGTAGACCACCTTGCCCGTATGTCTGACCGCCTATCTATTGACTATGTTAGTGGTGAGGCTAAGCCTCGTGTGTTCCACGACTCGTTGCTACACACCGCACATGAGTTATGTGACTGGGCTAAGGACTTGAATATAATCAATGATCCTAGTATCGAAGAGGCACGCAAGGCATTGAAGGGCGCCATCAACGGCATTGACTTGAAAGACTTACGCAAAGATGTAGGCGCACGTACTGAGGTTAAGACGCAAGTCGATGACATCTTATCCAAGTTTGCTTTTTAAGGAGGTGAAGTAATGCCTAAACTAAAAAACAAACCATGCAATTTAACCAAAAAAGAATGGAGTTTTTTACTAATGGTTTTTGATGGGTACGTTGAGAATTTAGATTCTTCGGAAGACACAACCAACATGCTTAAAGAGATACATCAGAAGCTATTCTTTATGGATTATTTAATTAAGCAGGAGGAAGCATGAGAGTAGAAAACAAAGATGGTAGCTGGTGCCAATGCGTTACTGAGGGCAACGTCATTCACTACACCGATAGCGATGGGGTTTGGATGAAAGAAACCTACGATAAGAAAGGTAGAATTGCCGCCCGCCTTGATAGCTACGGTGCATGGGATAAGTTTACCTATAAGGAAGACCCCCTTAAAAACAACAAAGAAGTATTGTTTGAGCACAAGAAAGGGCAAACGTCATGAGTGTATTAAAAGAAGCGAACGCAATCATCTATGGGGATAGAGAGAAGACCTACGGTCATCCTTCTAAAAACCTCAAAACCATAGCGGTAATGTGGGGGGCCTACTTAAATGCACGCAAAAACGTAGAGCACACCACCGCAAAAGATGTTGCCGCAATGATGATGTTAGTTAAGGTAGCTAGGTTTGCTAACGACCCTGACCATAGAGATAACCTAGTAGATATATGTGGCTACGCCGCATTGATTGAACGGTGTGATGAAGAACCAATAAAGGAAGAAGCATGAACGCATTTATTACACAACACATTCGTGATAAGTATCGCATCGAATGGCAGGAAGAATACATACTAGGTATGGTCAACCAGCTAGGTTCAATGAGCACCATGCGTATCTTGAGTCTGTGTGACAAGCAAAACCTAATGTCACCAGCCACAGCGCATAAGTACTTAAAGAACGCAGTTAGGCACAAGTTGTTGACACAGAAACGCAACAAAGAAGATGCGCGTGGTGTTGAGTTTACCGTTGCACCTAAAGGCGACCAATTTTTAGAGGAGGTAAAACATGCCCATGTCAGAAAGTGAAATCCTATTGATGATGCGTGAGAACGCCGCACTATGTAACCTTGAAGCTGAGGTAATCATTGCGCTCAAAGCGTATCGAGTGGGCGACCAAGAAATACTCAACCAGCAACTTAACCAAATAGTAATCTGTCTGCAACGTCTTGATGAGGTAAGGAAACGCTATGACACCCGAAGCCAAAGTTAAAAAGAAAGTTGTCGATGTTATTAAAAAATACGGTGGTTACTATTTTTTCCCTGCTACTGGTGGTTATGGGCGTAGTGGGGTTCCTGATATTGTGTGTTGTTATCGGGGTGTGTTCGTTGCTATCGAGTGTAAGGCTGGCAGTAACAAACCCACACCTTTACAAGAAGCAGAGATGCAGAAAATTAGGCAAGCACAGGGGTTCGTATTGGTGGTAAATGAAACGAACATACAAGACGTAGAAGTGCTACTAAAGGACATATCATGATAAACAAAATAGACAAAGCTAAGGAGCAAGCGTATGAAGAAGTACAACAGCAGTTAGCACTATGCACAGTAGAGAACGCAATCCACTCAGCCGCAGTAATCATAATCAACAACGAATCGGAAACCGTCAAGGTCTATGGGTTGAATATGGATGAGATGGAATTGCCAATGCTATTACTTGAAACCGCCGCAGAAGTAAGTGAACGAATTAAAAAACTAATCAAAAACAGGACACTACAATGAAACAAGCTAAGTTTGAAACATACAAACCAAAACCAAACGAGTTCGCTATTGCACAATCACGCACCAATACCTCGTATACCAAGAACTATGTACCAGCGCCACACCCTTTCTTAAAACGCCTTGAAGAGTTTCGTGCTATTCAAAGCCTATGGACACCAAGCAAACCAGCAGGAGGTAAGTCATGAACGAGTTAAAAGCAGGAGATATGGTTTATGTTGGCAATCAAACGTGTCCTTACGTGGTAGTAAACCCAATACCGGAAGATATGACACCTAATGTAGGAGGTATGACATTAGTTGCTCGTTGGTACAGAACAGAAATATTAAGAAAGGTGGAACAACAATGAACGTCCCATATAACAACGGCAAGGTAAAGATGGGCCAGTTCTATGAGCGCCCACTACCAAGTTATGACATTGACAAAGACATGGCGCTACTACAAACGTCTATGATTGGCGACATCAAAACAATCAAAAGAGAAAAGCTAGCATGGCGTGTTTATATGGCTTTGCTAGTTTTCGGTGTGTTCGGTGCAGTTCTGTTTGCTAAAAACTAAGGAATAAAAATGAGTGTGCCATTTGACAAGATACTTGTCATTGACTTTGAGACGAGGTGGGATAGCAAGGAGTACACGCTATCCAAGATGACGACAGAAGAGTACGTCAGAGACCCTCGCTTCAAAGCTTTTGGCTTGTGTTACAAAACGTTAGATGTAAAGGAAGACATTACATGGGTATCACACGAGGACATACAAAACTGGGTTAATTCGATTGATTGGAGTCGGACGGCAGTGCTTGCGCATAATGCTCAGTTTGATATTGCTATTCTTAGCTGGGTTTATGGGGCGAGTCCTTGCTTTATTTTTGACTCTCTATCTATGGCTCGTGCTCTTAGGGGTGTGGAAGTAGGCAACAGCCTAATGAAGTTAGCCGAGGTATACGAACTACCACCAAAAGGCAACGCAGTATACAGCACAAACGGATTGAGTGAGTTGTCGTACGAAGTAGAACAAGAACTTGCACAGTACTGTAAGCATGACGTGTTCTTATGCGAGAAGATATTTGAGAACCTGATGATGGAAGTTGATGGTGGCTTTCCAGTAAAAGAACTCAAGCTAATCGACATGACACTGCGCATGTTTACGAACCCTGTATTAGAACTAGACGAGGAGATGTTGAATGAAGCGATCATTGATGAACGCACGAAGCGTGAAGCGTTACTTAAAAAGGTCGGCATTGAAGAAACGGCGCTTGCAAGCAATGACCAGTTTGCAAATGTGTTACTTGAACTTGGCGTTGCGCCCCCTAAAAAAATATCAAAAACGACAGGCAAAGAGGCTTACGCATTTGCAAAGAACGATGCCTTATTCCAAGCCTTACTCAACAGCGATAATGAAGATGTCTCTTTACTTTGTGAAGCTAGGCTCAAGGTTAAGAGCACGCTTGAGCGCACAAGAGCGCAACGTTTTGTTGATATTGCAGAACGAGGTACGCTCCCTGTACCGCTTAACTACTATGGAGCACACACCGGTCGTTGGTCGGCGTCCAAGGGTTCGGGGCTTAATTTACAGAACCTCAAGCGGGGGTCTTTCCTACGTAAAAGTATCCAAGCCCCGAAAGGCTTTACGCTTGTCGTCTGTGACCTTTCCCAAATTGAGCCAAGGGTTCTCGCATACCTTGCGGACTATCACTCGCTCCTCAACATTTTTGCTTCGGGAAAAGATGCGTATGCGGCGTTCGGTGCGCAGATGTTTGGGATACC